AGGCACCTGTCTCGGCCAAGTGATCGGTCGCGATGTGCGCCCGGCGGCGTCCAACTGCCGCCGGGGTTCTACACTGCCTGAACTGCCCCTCAGACCGCCGGTTTTGCACAGCCTGAATGGCACCGGCGCAGGGGCACCTTTTCTCAATTCTGATGGATCCCGCAGATGGCTTACACCACGCAGCAAGAGCTGGAAGATCGCTTTGGCACTGCCACATTGATCGCGCTGACCGACCGGGCTGAATTGGCCACCGGTGTGATTGATGCGGATATTGTGGCCCGCGCGATTGCCGATGCAGACGCGCTGATCGACGGGTTCCTGGCGGCGCGCTATGCGCTGCCGATGGAGGGGGTGCCAGATCCGCTGGGCGCGCTTTCCCGCGCCATCACGCTTTACAATCTGCACGTCTATGAACCCGCGGAGAAGATCGTGCGCGATTACAAGGACGCGCTGGCGATGCTGGACAAGATCTCGAAAGGTCAGGTTCGGCTGGACGCTGAAGGCCATGCGCCGAGCCCGTCTGGTGCAGGCCGGATCCGCATCACCGAAACTGACCGCCCCTTTACCGACACCAAAATGAAGGGGTTCATCTGATGTTTGACCAGGTCTCAGAGCGCCTGGAGGCACGGGTTCCCGAATTGGCGGGGCGCGTAAAGGGTGCGCTTGACTTTGTGGAGGCGCTTTCAAAGGGAACGCAGTCGATTGGTGGTGTGACTTGTTATGTCATTCCTGGAGGCCTGAGTGCTCTTCAAGCGCAAAATGCCGTTGGTCCGTTCACACAGCCGATCCGCCGCAATCTGACTTTGGTCCTGATGCTGACATCTGGCGACCAGAACGGCGTAGCGGCGCTAAAGCGTCTGAACACCGGGCTGCTCGATGATGTGCTGCAATCGGTTATGGGCTGGGCTCCTGACGACATGGTTGGGGTGTTCAGCCTGATGGGCGGCAGGGTCGTGCCAGACACAACAGGCTTTCTTGCCTACCTGATTGATTTCCAGATCGAAGACCAACTGAGGGTTGATCCATGAGCAAACAGAAATTGCCGTCCTCTGGCGGCACTTATGAACGCGGCTCGAAGGGCGGTTTGAAACAGACCCGGCCCGCCACGGCCCCGGCGAAAGCGAAGCCCAAGCTCGCCGCACCGGCCAAATCCAAACCCGCCGAAAAGGAGGCGTAAATGTCGATTTACTGGAAAGACAAGGTGCTCCTGTTCAAGGCAGAAGCGACCTATGGCGTTGATCCCAACCCGTCTGGCGCGGCTGATGCGGTGCGCGCCAAGAATGTGACCTTCCGCCCGATGGAAGGCACCGATGTCGATCTCGGCCACGAAACCCCGTATCTGGGCGCAAATGAAACCCTGCCCGCCGAGCTGCACGCGACGCTGAGCTTTGAATGTGACCTGGTAGGCTCTGGCGTGGCGGGAACGCCGCCGCCCTATGCCAGCGCGCTCAAAGCCTGCGCCACCGCTGACGCCGTGGATCCGGGCGTGTCTGTCACGTTCAATCCGGTCAGTGACAACCACGATTCCGCCACAGCCTATCTCAATATCGGCGGCATTCTCTATCGCTCCAACGGGATGCGCGGGAATTGCGAGATCGTGGTCAACGCCTCGGGCGTGCCGGTGCTGATGTTCAGCTTCACCGGCCTGTTTGTCGCGCCGAGCGACCAGGCGAAACCCACCCCCGATTACAGTGCCTGGCTGGACCCAAAGGTTGCCAGCAATGCCAACACGCCGGTCTTTGAGATGGGCGGCAATGGTCGCGTGCTGCGCAGTTTCAAACTGAACTTTGGCAATGAAGTTCAGGGCCGCTTCCTGATCGGAAAAGAGGAAATTGCCAGCCCTGACCGCAACGACATGATCGAGTGCCAGGTCGAGGCGACGCCGCTTGCGATCTTTGATCCCTATGCGCTGGCGCTGAATGGCACGGATCTGACTATAGCCCTGCAACATGGAACCGTGCCGGGCCGCATCGTGTCGCTGAATGTGCCGCGCGGACGGATGCAGCGCCCCGGCGCTCCGACCCAGTCGCAGGGCGTCATGGAACACCCTCTGAGCATCAAGGCGCTGCCGGTGAACGGCAACGACCAATGGACCCTGACCTTCACTTAAAGGACCCCTTCAATGACCTTTGTAATCGACCAGGAACGCAAGTTTCAGACCAAGGTGCAGACCATCTGCGGGCAGTCTTTCGACGCGACGTTCAAGCTGTTGAGCGACGAAGAGTTGCGGGAAATCAAGTTTGTTACCCCCGACGTGGAAAAGGACTTCCTGCGTCAGGTGGTGCTCGATCTCGGCGACATCGAGGGCGCGGCGGGAGAGAAAATTGCGTTCAGTTCCGAGCTGCTGGAGCAAATGATTGCTAACGTGGATTTGCGGTCCAGCATGTTGACCGCCTATTACACCACCCGCGCAAAGGGCCTGGCGGGAAACTGAGATGGGCCGGAGCCGCCATTGTAACTGGCGCGCTCTGGCAAAAGGGCGGGGTCTCGCCGGATCTCGCCAGCGACGCGGAGTTCTGGGGCCTTCCCGAGGATCTGATCCAGCAGCAGGGGCTCCTGGTCGAACATATCCCGGCGGTCGAGGCTTTCCTGCAGGTGCGCGATCAGTGGCGGGTTGTTCCTCGCTATGGCGCTGCGCCGCTCTTTCTTGGTCTCGACTATGCCGCCTGCGAAACCGCCTGGCGCTTTGCTGGTCTCGAAATCTCCCCGGATCTCTGGCTGGAGATCCGCACCATCGAAGCCGGTGCCAAATCCGAACTGAACGGGTCTGCAAATGACGCTTAACCTACACGCAAAGCTGACGGCGGATGCAAGCCAGGGCAAAGCGACCGTCAAGGAGATGGCGGGCGAGGTGGACGCGCTTGGTACCAGTCTGGAGGGGACGAGCCAGGTCGGCGGCAAGGCGACCGCCCAGATTATCAACTTTGAAGAGCGCCTGAGCACTACGGGCCGAAAGCTGGTCGGCACCACGGGCGCGGCTGACAAACTGAACGCCGAGCTGGTTCATATCGGCAGGGATGGCAAGCGCGCGGCAGGCGGGTTGGTTGATCTGGGCGGCGCAGCAGCGCAGGCGTCAAACCATCTCGGGCAGGTCGCGCAGGATAGCCAAAGGGTCGATCAGACCCAGACCCTTGCGGCAGGGTCGGTTGCCAATTTGACGGCTCAGTTCAACGACATTGGCATTATGCTGATGGCCGGCCAAAACCCGCTGCTGCTTGCTGTTCAGCAAGGGACGCAGATTTCTCAGGTGATTGGCCCGATGGGCACGACGGGCGCGGTCAGGGGATTGTCTGCTGCGCTTGTCAGCATGGTCAGCCCGATTAATCTGATCACAATCGGATCCATCGCTGCTGGTGCGGCGATCACGCAATGGCTGACCGGGGCTGGCGAGGGCGCAAAGGATTTTGAGGATCATCTGGGCGCGCTTGATGCTGCGCTCAAATCCTATGAGGCCAGTTCCGAACTTGCAGAGGCGTCGACGGCCGAACTGGAAGAGCGGTTTGGCAGCACGGCCGAGGCAATGCGCGAGTTCTTTGACCAGATTGCCGATGCGGATCTGCGCAATGTGCGCTTTGGCATCAAAGGCACAATCGACCAGCTGATCGAGGAAACGGACCTGAACCTGCCTGATTATGGGTTTGGCGATCAGGTGCATGTTGCCCGCATGTACGATGTTTCCCTGTTCGGCGCGGACGCCTCTGCACGTAGAGAGCGCCAGCAAATCGTCAACGAAACCTTGGAGGCCTACCGCGCGCTTGAAGCCGCAGCAGAAGGATCGGTCGAAGAGCAGATCAAGGCAGCTAAGGCGCTGCGTGATGCTCTGAAAGCCGGGTCCGAGCTGACCGGGGGGATCACCAAGGAAGAGAATGACCGGCTTGTCGAGGTCGATCAGCTCTTGCTGAAGCTGGGCGAAGTGCAGGGTAAAATGCCCAACCCGATCGCCCAGGCGCGCCAGTCGATTGCGGCCTGGGCCGAGGAAGCCCGCGCACGGATTGAGGGGATCCAGCAGGTCAGGACCGCGCAGATCCGGTTCAATCAGCTTGTCACTCGTGGTGCTATCGAGCTGAAGCGCGCAGGAGAGCAGGCGCAGGACAAATCCGCGATCGAGGATATGATCGCCAGTCTGGAACAAGAGAACGCCCTGCGCCGCACTGCGCTGCGATATGGCGAAGACAGCCTGGAATATGCGTCAGCCCAGGCCGATGCCGAGCGCGCGACACTCGAAGAAAAGATCGCGGGCCTGGATGTTTCGGAGGATCTGAAAGACGAGCTGCGCGTCGCGCTGGAAACGTCGCTGGAGTTGAGCGGCGTGGATCTGGCGGGCGGCATTGGTGCAGGCGCAGATGAGGCCCTGCGCCTGGCGGAAAATCTCGGGATCAGCCTGTCGCTTGCGCAGCGCATCGCGTCTTTCGGGCCGCAGGGCATTGGCGGACCAGGCACTGACGATCCGAACACGGGGTTCCAATATGGTGGCCGGGGCGGCGATCCGCGCGCTTTTGGTGGCGCTGCGTTTGATTGGCAAACCCGCGACGCTGCGAACTGGGAGCCGCCGAAAAAGAAACGTGGCGGTTCAAGGTCGAAACAGTCCGAGGCGCAAAAGCAGCAAAAGCGCATCAAAGACCTGATCAAGGGGTATCAGCAGGAGCTGGATCTGCTGCGCGAGATGGATCCGGTTCAAAAGGAGCTGATCCGCAATCGCGAGGTTCTGGCCGGGGCCAGCAAAGAGCAGAAAACCCAGATCACGGAATTGATCACCACGCTGGAATCCGAGCGGATCGAGATGGATCGCGTGAGCGAGCTGACCGATTTTATCGGCGCGTCGATGATGGATCTGCTGCCTGCGCTGGCGCGGGACGGCGATGATGCGGCGTCTGCCTGGCGCGGTGTTGCGGATGCTCTGGAACAGGCGGCGTGGCAGGCGCTCATTCTTGGCGAGGGGCCTCTTGGCGGGTTCATGCCTGGCGGCGGGCTAACAGGCTGGATCAGCGATGTGGTTTCATCGGCCTTCGGGATTGGCGCGCCGCAGGCCAAGGCCGATGGCGGCATGATCCATGGGCAGGGCGGATCGCGTGATGACCGTGTGCCGGTCTGGATGAGCCCCGGCGAATTTGCGGTCAATGCCGACGCCACGGCCAAACACCGCGCGCTGCTCGAAGCGATCAATTCCGGCGCGCCGCTGCCAGGCTTTGCGAATGGCGGGGCGATTTCCGGGGCGAGCGCGCCAGGCGGAACCGTGATCCAACTGTTCGATCAAAGCCGGGGCGTGAAGATCGAGCAGGATGGCCCGGCCGTGCTGCAATCCGATGGCAGCCGGCTGCAGCGGTTCATCCTGTCCGATGCGGTCAGTGAGGCTCTGGATGCCCAGGGCGGTCAGGCCGCCAGGACAATGCGCCAGCTATATGGCCTGCAGCGCAGAGGGTCACGTCGATGAGTGTTGCGATCTGGCCCACAGACTTGCCGCGCCCGCTGCGTCGCCCCTATAGCGCGCAGCCGCATGATCTGCGCCGTGCACGGCAGGGCAGCTATGGCCCACCATCTTATGAGCGCGCCAGCTCGGCCCGGATCCGTGACATGGCGCTGAGCCTGGCGCTTGATCCGGTGCAGCGCGACCTGTTTTGGCACTTCTTTGAAGACATTGTTCAAGACGGGATCAAACCCTTTTGGATGCCTGATCCGACGCGGGATGGGTGGCAGCTTTATGCCCCTGATGGCGCGGCGCTGCAGACGCCAGACGGGCAGCCCCTTGAACGCTCTGCACGGCTCCTTTGCATCTTTGGGTCTGAATTGCCCAGCGAGACCCTGCAGGGGCAGACCTTCACCCTCAGTTTCCGCGTGGTGGTGTTGCCATGAGAAAATCCCTCAATTCGCGCCTGGCTGCGCATGATCCTTTTACCGATGAGCTGCGGATCATGCTGATGCAGTTTGAACACCCGGATCTGCCAGCGCCGATCCGGCTGTCAACGGATCCGACCGAGCGCCTGTCCGCCGATCCGCTGAGCTATGGGACGCGCTCGACCTGGATGGGGGCTGACACACCGTTTCTGTTTGTGCTGGCGTCTTGGGAAACGCTGTCTGATTTTGAGGATGCGCCCCGTTCTGCGCGCATTGTGATCGAGAATGTTGATTCCGCGATTGCCACACTGTTGCGCAGCGTTTCGACCCGCCCGCGCGCGCATATTGCCGAGGTGCTGGCGAGCTCGCCGGATCAGATCGAGCTGGAGGCGCGCGGGCTTTACCTGCAGGCGGCCAATGGCAATGCGGGCGAGGTGCCCCTGATCCTGACCCGAGACCCGATCGAGCTGGAAACGGTGCCGATGGATCGTTTCACCAAGAACCGATTTCCGGGGCTGTTTCGATGAGCTGGAGCAACCGATATATTGGCCTCCCCGCCGTGTCCAAAGGCCGGGGCTGGAAAGGCTGCGATTGCTGGGGGCTTGCGCGCCTGGTCTATCGCGAAGAGCTGGGCATCCTGCTGCCCTCATATGCGGATGGGTACGCGGATGCGCTGGAATTGCGCGAGCTGTCCCG